GCATTCCTGACCAGACTTGATTACTGTGATGAGTTTTACCATCACCCCGCATCTTATGTTTTAAATTAATATCAAAATCTTGCTGTATAGCCTTACTAATGTTTTCTGCATGAGTAATACTGTTATCAGGTCTTGGGGAAGTATAAAATGTAATGGTATTGGATAATTTATTATCTTGAACAATCTTACATAAACACCATGACATTACGGCACTATCGAACCCACCACTTAACATTATTCCTACTCTATCATTATTTTCCAGAATAGGTAAAAGTAAATCTTGTAATGTGTTAAAATGTGTGTTCATAAAATGGTAGCCTGTAGGAGAATCGAACTCCTGTTGCCGGGATGAAAACCCGGTGTCCTAACCACTAGACGAACAGGCCAAATTGTTTGCGGTACACATTGGGAATTTACAGGAATAAGTCCAACCCTATTTACGAAATACCATTCGAGCAAACAAACTACAGTATAGCAAAAAAGTTAGGTTTGTCAATCTATGACAATATCTTCCATTCCTGCTGTTCTAAGACGTGTAATATGACCTATCTGCCATTGTTTTGTATCAAGTCCTTTCATTATTCCCAAGTACTTGTTCCTAAGCAAACTAAACTGGTTCGTCAAACTGGTTAGTGTAACAACACTATCCTCACCATCTACAAATTTCTCTGCATCACGACTAGATAGTTGTCTATTATAATTTTCAAGATACTTCCTAAATACCTTACTACGCTCTTTACGCAATTCAATATTTAGGTGTTCTAAAATTGCTTCTATTTCTTGAAGTTGATTAAAACGTTGTTCTGTAAGGCCTGGGAGGGAGGCACTGGCTTTCTCCAGGCTCCCTTTTATTCGGCACTCATACTTGGCTGTATCAAGTTCTTGTTCGTAATAATTTATGGCGTCGATTATGTCACCTAAATTATCTACAACTCTGTTATACCAAGCACTCATACTTAATAATCCCACTCCTCTTCTTCAGCATCTTCTTGATAGTCTTCACTAGAAAGAATTGCTGTTTTCATTGCACTGTCGAACTCGTGTTTGTAGACATTAAGCTCGCTCATATCAAAATTTTCTTCAAAATTTCTCAAAATGCTTTCTGCTACATTCACTTTTTCTTTTTTAGAAATATGTTCTTTGACAGTGTCCCATACTTCACTTAAAAGTGCTACCTCAGGACTCATCTGTAATCTCCTCTACTTCTGGTTGAAAATCTTCTGGTTCTGCGTCTTGTTCAACAAGATGCCCAGTCCTAATGTGTTCAGGTTGTGAACTCCATTCATCGATAATTATCTGTAACTTATCTGATGTCCAACCTTTTCTGAACTCTTTAATGATTTCTCCAGTAATAGGGGAGGTATACGATAGTTTGTTTCCTTCTTTTGCAACAATGTCTTTGCTTTCAAAAAATTCAAGCAATCCACTGTAAGGATCCATGCCACTTTCATATGGGATTTTAATTTGCACTCCTTCAAACGGTTTGCTGTAACGTGATTTCATTACTTTACAAGCGGCTCTAATACCTTGTACTGTAGACACTTTGTTACCGTCTAAATCCTCTTTGAGCTTTAATTTACGCATTGCAACCACAATACTTGACGCATAGATAAAGCCTTGGCCGCCTGATATTTTATCATCCGGATCAAACATATCTTGTGATGCATAAGTGTGATTAGTTGCAATTAACCCAATTGGATAAGGTGCAATACTGTTGACCATGTTTCTTACAAGAGCTGTCAATGCCTTAGGCTTACGACCCAAATCACCTTTCATATCTCCTTTCTGAAACTGATCAACATCTGTGGGCGTTAATAACATACCCAAAGAATCAACTACAAACAATAACTTAGGCATATCATCATATTCTAGATCTCCATAGTTTGATTTGTAGTCTTTTACAAATTCACTCATTGCTTTGGCTACATCGTCAATCATTGATACACTAATTTTGAGAAGTTTCTCAGGACTAGTGTCAACATCTAATGCTTGTAACCAGGCTTCATCTAGTGCGTTTTCTGAGTCGAATAACACTACTTGACATCCTTGGTCTTGAGCATTTTTTACAATGTTACCAGAACAAATAAATGATTTACCAGATCCTGACTCACCAGCAAATACACTAACTTTGCCTAGTGGGACTCCTCCATCGAAGTCCCCACTAATTAAATAGTTAAGTGTTTTATTACCTGTACTAATCCAGTCCACTGGATCGTGGAATCCTGCACTAATACCTGTAATACTTTTGGTCAGGCCAGTTCTGAACTTTGTTAAGTCAAATGGTTTCTGCATGATTTACCTCCTTAAGATGACTGACGTTGTCTAATCATGTTTAGGATATCATCTGCACTTTGTGAACCTTTGTCTTGAGCAGGCGCTTCTTCAGCAACAGGTGCTGGTGTTGGCGCAGGTGTTGGAGCAGGTTCAACTGCTGGTGCTGGAGCAGGTGCTACAGCGGCAGGTTGTGCAGAAGGTGTAGTTTTTTGTGTGCCGGGCTCAACTGCTGAACCAGGAACTTCTACACCATATGGCTTGTAAAAATTACCCCATTTTGTTGGGTCATATAACTCACCATTAACACTCGCTTCAAACATTTCGGCAATAGCCGCATAATGCTCTTCACTAGGCTTCGCTGGAAGGAAGTCATTAAGTGTCCATAGACCATTTGCATCAATAGCCGCTAGTTGAGTTTCATCTAATCCACTCTCTTTACGAGCCCATTTAGATGTACTGTAGTCAGCATATTGACCTTTGGTTGTTTTTGCTAAACGAAAATCAGTACCATTTACATAATCAGTTGGAATGTTTTCCATATCAGGATCCATTAATGCTGATTTGATAATGTTAAAGATTTGAGGTCCAATAACAAAACGTCTGATTGGATTCTCTGGTGCCTCTTCTGAAAGAGGATTTTCGTTAACAAATCCTTGGAAGATATAAGAACGTTTCTTCCAATATTTTCTGCCCATATCTTCTAATGAAGGATCTTTAAACCAAGGTCTTACCTCAGTTAATACTGGACAGTTGTCACCGTACATTTCACCACAAGGTACTTGTACAGTTACGGGTTTATTTTCCCCGCCAACAACACCTGGAAAAGTCAAACGAATCATTTGTCTTTCTACCCAGAAAAAAGTGTTATTAGTATCAGCGTCAGGAAGGAATCTAATCACGCAGGATTGTCCTTCGTCAATATTCCAGAAAGGATATATTGCGTTGTCGCTTTGGGTTGGGGTTGAGTTGGATCCAGGTTTGGATTCCATTTGTGCTAACTTAGCACGGATTTCATCTAATGATGCCATGTTTTTCTCCTATTTGCCATGTATGCCATGTTTGTAATGCGAAATGCACTACGGTTTTTTTATTATAATGCCTAGATAGAATAAAGTCAACCTTTTTGTTAAACTTTTTTCTAACAATATTATTTAGCAAAAAACCCACAAAAGTGGGCTTTTAATGGATCTAAATTTGTTGTACTAAAGAATATTAAATTTTTCTATGAACTTGTAATACTTAGAATTAATAGAGATATCTAAACTTTCTTTAATTGACTCTTTTACTCTTGCTTCATTTGCACTTAGTAAACAACTTTTAACTGTTGAGTATTCAAATTGATTTAAGGTGCCGCCTGATGCTATTTTGTTTCCAATACCATAAAGGTGGTTTTGTAAACTCTTGTTAGTAGCAACGTTACCAAGTTGATTTACCTGATAACTTAATCTGGATTGTGGGGTAGTGAAGTCTAAACCATCATCTTCTTTAAGAGCTGATTTAATAACACTGAAATCTTCTTTAGCAATCGCTTCTGCAATATCTCTTTGATATTTATTTTGCAATGCTAATGATCTTTTAATGCTATCAGTAGCATCAGATACTCTATTATCAAAATGTGTTTCTATAAATTTGCTTTCAAGATCTATATCATCTTCTAAAATTTCCAGGGAAGATCTATCTAAAACACTTTCAACAGCAGACACATAACTTTTTACACCACTTAACTTTTTAAAAGTTGTTTTAATATTTTCTATATTTTCTACTGCTAATGATACAAATTCCTCATTATCTTCATTTACTAAATTTGCTTTGTTTACATATTTTAAAAACTCTCTGAGTTTTTTCAAATCTGTAGCCATTTCATTAATAGACAGTCCTACATCATCAAATGTTTCCCCACCATTTGAAAGATGTCTAGCCATAGCTCTTGCCGCAGATAGATTATTTTCTATCATTCTAAATTTTTCTTCACCACGTTGGATATAAATGCTATGTATATTCCTACTTCTGGCTCCTCTGATTTCTTCGTTTACTGCTTTCCTATGTCTTACAATTATTTTAACATTGTCCAGAGGTTGATAACTTGTTTTAGCAGAACCAGACATAGGACCGAAACCTTCCATTACATCTGCCATGTCTTTCTCCTGAGATTGTGCTATATCTATTTTTTCTGATTTTGGTCGCACTTGTTTATTAAATTTCCTAAAGTCGAAGTTTAAAAGATACTTGTTAGATAAGTCTTTTAACATTTCTCTTAAATTTTCATCATCATGATTTTCACCTGTAGCAAGTGCTATTTCTTCATTTTTTAAATCTAGCCTAACAATTAAGTTAGGGTCTGATACTGTGAACCTGGTTCCTTCTCTAGGATCTACTACAATTTCGCCTTCCTTGTTAAAGGATTTTACAGCGTATCCATATCCTTTTAGGATATTAAATATCTTTTCTGCTACAACTGGTTTATTAATTGCCATAATGTTCTCCAATTAGTATTTATCTAATTAAAGCAATCCAATAGGCATAGGGCCATCCCACTCATCTTCCTCGTCCCTGTAATCATTTGTAAAGTCATTTGAAAGATTACTATTAATGGCTTCATATACCTCATCTTCGAAAGTTGCAATATACTCTACCATTCTGATTCCTAAAAGCAAACTCATTACTAAATCGTCATGCTCGCCTGGTTTTGCTTTGAAACTGTTACCTCTGGCTACAAAGTTTTTGAGTTCACTAATACATGCCTTACTATTAACAGTGAGTTTATCTCCCTCTATGAGTCTTTTCATTTGAAGGCAACCTTCAACTTTAGTTTTATGACTTGTATGAAATCCTTTACGTCCTTTTTTGCCTTGTACTTTTTTAGGTTCGTGTAGGAACTCACCAGGGAAATTTTCTTCACCTGTGTCTCTAATAACAACTAGGGCGGCTTCTCCTATGGTATTATTTTCCACACTCCAGTATACTTGTTTTACAGACATCTCTTTTAGATACTGCATGATATCCATCATAGTCCGCATCTGTCCTTCAACTGGAGTTCTGTTATGTTGCCACTCAGCAATCTGTGTCATTGTGGGCAATTCTATAACCTGTATGGCACTATGGTCTCCGCCAGTGCCTGAGCTGGGGTCTAGACTAACTACATAGGTACAATCAGGATGTGGGTGTTTATACCAACGAACTTGACCCATCTTTCTAACTGGGTTTGCTCCTTTCATTTCTAACAAATATAAAGAATTAATTAGTGTTTCATCATATATTACAAACTCACAATCGTGTTCACGCCTAAAACGTTCTTCACCAATACTGTTTCTTTCCTGTGTTGCCCAAGCATTGTCTCTGTCAGGATGCTGATCCCATTTTGCCATAAAAGGCCTAAATCCGTTTATACCTATCTCTTTAGCATTTCCATGTTCATCAAACATTTTATTTGCTTGTTGCCAAATCATAGCAAACTGATCATCATCATTGTTAGGTGTACTAGTAACTATACATTTACCACCTGTTGCTAATGTAGGCGACAAGGAAGTCCAAAATTCTTTTGCAATAGTATTACGCACAAAAGCAAACTCATCACAATATATAAGTGTTAAGGAC